ACCCTATACAGTGTTCATGAATGTTTCTAAGCTCGGAGATATTAACCTTGTTTAAATCGCTTCTTTTAGCTCCTGTGATTAAACAAATAAACTCTATGATTGTACCTAAGTCCATTGCTTTCTGATACTTCTCATTCGTCAAAGCCTTAAGATGTTTAATTCTTAAATCGTTTAATGTTTTCGGTGCTTTTATGTCAATATACTTCAAAATACCCATACTGATTTTTCTTTATTGATTGTACTGCTAACGCTAACGACATCACACCATCATCGTGTATTCCTTGTGGTGCGCCGTATTGAACACGCCTTGTTTTCTCGTTGTAAATATAAGTAAATGCATTTAATTCATCTACTAGCCAATTTTCGTTTAGTATACCGATATCCTTATTTTCAAAGTGAACCGCCAAATCTTCAATCATTATTGGTTTAGTTGCGGTTGTGGTTACATAAGGTTGTACGTTGTTGTACACTTTATTCTGTAGCATCTCAAAAAATACATCACCCTGGTTATTTACCTCGACAAATATCTCAGCGTTGTACTCTCGAATCTTAGCAGCAACCTCATCTATTATTTTACTCCATTCCTGTTGCCTCCACCTTTGAACATATACCATTTGATAGTTTTTGTTTAGAATAGTGAGCACAGTGTAATCGTCTGCTCGTCCTATATCTAACCCTCCGAATAGTTTTTGAGTACGTTCAGCCGTCTTTATTACGCAACTATCTACATTCTTGAATAGTCCACTTGCATTGTCGATAAACTTCGCTAAATATTCCTGTTCGAATATGTGTTTAGGTAAAGATCGTTTCCTTTCTTCTAGATCCTCTGCATCAATCATAGGATTGTCGTAACTCGAATAATGAAAGTACTTATAACGATTATCGTAATTAGGCTGTAATGATAATTGGTAAAAATGATTCTTACCTTTTGGAGTTGAAATAAAAATTACTTTCTTACCTTTTACTAATACCGTTGCTGAAAGTACCTCACTCCATAACTCTGGACGTGTAAATGCCATCTCGTCTACTATCAAATAATCGAATGTATTCCCTCGAATATTGTCGGGTCGTTCACCCGAAAAGAATTGAATCTGTGAGTTAAAACCACTTATCGTTAAGTCACTTCGATTATACTCGAATAGGCCACTTGATTTAGTGACCTTTTCCATTTCATCAAACACCTTCTTTGATTGCTTGTAGATAGGTGTAACCCATGCAATATTACACCCCTTGTGATTGATAGCCCAATACAACATTTGGTTAATACCTAACATCGTTTTACCAAATTGGCGGCCTATGTTTAGAATATAATATTTATAACCCTCGTTTATTATAGAGTTATGAATTTCTTTTTGCTTTGAATGTGGTTTATATCCTTTAATCGTTGACATCGAAATCAAACCTTTGTATAATCGTTTGCTGTGTTTCTACTTTCTCAGATAACCCTAATTTCTTAGCTATGATGTTAGCATTAAACAAACCAACGGAGGCACCTCTAAAGTTATGGACGAAACAATTTTTTCTTATACGTGTAATGATAGGGGCATATTCATTATATCTTTCATCTTTATTCTTTGAATAATCTCCTAAATCTTCTATTACTCCCTGATCCATTAAGTAGCATTCAAACCCTTCAAATGTTATCGGAGTCTCTAGTGGTGTTAATTCAGTCCTTCCATCTTTACCTACATATTCCTGTTTATACATAGGGTTTTGTTTCTCATGTAAAACATAACTTTCAAATAACTCCCATAGCTTTTCTGGGGTCTCTATGTATTTATGTTTAGCCATTGCTTTATGCTTTTGGTTTTCTTGGCTTTCTTACTTTCTTAATCACTTCCTGAGTTTCGTATGCTAGTTTTGTAGCTTCTTCAAATAGATTCATCCAATTATTTAAAATCTTCAAACCTGTTTCAAGACAACCGGCACAACCTTTTGTAAGTGGCTTTTTAGTTATCTCTGCATAGACTTCAGAAAGTAATAAAAACTCTTCATTAGAATACTTGATTTGAGGCTTATCTATTAAGTCCTTTACCTTTAAAAAAGACTCATATGCGTTCTTACTTATTATCATATTTTTTATTTTATTATTAATTCTTCTCCTGTTAGTGCAAAGTATAAATTTTGTAGTTGGTGTACATATTTAATATGCATATCCATCATACCTACATCTCTTAATTCATAAAAAAAACCTATTTCTTCATTTCCTTTCGCATCACAACATTCTGTTTTCCAAATAGCTACTCCTTTTAAATACCATGTATCTATAGAGAAATCAAAGCCAAAATTTAATAACCATTGTTCTGTTAGTGGAATAGGTTTGTAATTTTTTTCTATATTAGAATCAAATGTACTTTCTGTGACTCTTGTACAAATTCCTTTTGAATCTTTTATTTCAATCCAATTACCTATTCTTAATTCACTGCTTATCATAAAACTTTATTATTAAAAAGACTGCTAACGGTGTTAGGTAGTCGTGAGTGTATAAACTTATTATTACTGAGATCCAAAAACTAAAACATGGAAAACAATCTAGTACTTTAATCGGTTTGCTTATTCTTGTACCCGTCCATTTTCTTACATAGTAACCAAAATTTAACTCTTGATGTACTATAAAAGCAACGAAAAGACTGATTATAATATTTGTCATGTAGATTTAAATTAGAAAAGGGCAACGCTACGTTAAGCCGACTACCCTTTCACAAATATAGTAATTTATTTTATTACTTTATTACACCTATTTTTTTTATCGTAATACACTTTCTCTTTTGGTATTATTTTCACCTCGCTTATTAATACTTTACAAGGTTCGTTTAAATACCATATATAATCTTTATCAGATTCGTGTATTATTCCAGATTCACAATATTCTGGTTTTATTCCTTGTGGTTGGAAGTAAATTATATCCATGTTTAAAATGGAAGATCTCCAGATTGATTTACTTCTTGTACTTCTTCTTCTACTACAGGCTTAATAGTTTCATCTTGGTAATTCATTTTCCATACTTCAAGCGTATTAAAGTATTTTGTTTCTCCTTGTGGATTTAACCATTCTCTACCTCTTAGATTATAAGCAAGTACTACTTTATCCCCAGCTTTAAAAATATCTACTAGATCACAATTATCTTGTGACAATTGAAATAATACATCTTGAGGGTATTTTTCTTCTGTAGTTAATATAAATTCTCTTTTTTTATACTTCTCACTTACTACTTGTGTTGGTCTGATTTCTTTAATCGTTCCTTTTACTTCTGTACTCATATTTATTTGTTTTTATTAATTAATTACTTTATTTACTACTTATTCTTTTTGAGACATTGATAACTCCAATTTCTCGGGTCTTCGCTTCTATTTTTAATGCAATTACGGCAATTGCACTTTTGCTTAATTTTTGGCACTTTCATTTCTTTTAAATTAGTTCATCAATTTTTTTACTACTCATAACATTCCATAAGCAACATTAAAACGATTGCTTATTTCTTTGTTATAAAACATTGCCCGAATAGAAGTTTTCAAACATCCATTGAGCAAAGTCTTTTTCATCAAGTTCTCGTGCCTTCATCCTAATTTCGTCAGAATCGGGCAACGATTTTATAACAGCAGATAAGCGCAATTTTGCGTAGTCCTCCAAAATCTTTGGCATATCTACACTAAAATACATCTTGTACTCTCCTGTTTCTTCGTACTCTGTTTGATACTTTTGGGCTTCAAGCCATTTGTAAATCTCTGTGTTATTCATATCATTAAATTTAAACTGCGCTTATCTGCAAAACGTTAGTGTGCATTAGTAATACGACAAATAGTGTATTCTATTTTAAAACCTTCGTATTTAGGTAAATTATTCCAATACTCTAAACATTTTTCTTTTGTATCAAAATATATTGCACCATCTAAAATAGGGTTGCCCTCAAGCCATTCTACTAATAAATAACGCACACTAACAGCAATTTGGCTCAATGCCTTATCTTTATCTTCTTCATGACTATTTTCTGTACTCATAATCTTATCTTTATTAAATTAATTTATCTGTTTATTCGGCACTAAGCCAAGTTGCAAAACGTTATAAGTCATTAACTCCCACAATAGAGGCACTCCTCCTGGTCGTTATCTTCATATTGTTCAATCGTTATTCCTTGCTCTTTTGCAATTTCTTTTTTTAACTCATATATTTCAGCTTGCACCTCACAATCTTCTAGTAGGTTACCTGTTAGCTTGCTTTGTAGCTCTTTAATCTTTTCAGTTGTTGTCATCGTTGTTTATATTTAATTGTTTATTTATTTGACTTCTAAAGTGGCATTTATTACCTCTTAACCTTATTCTTTTTAACCTTAGTTCTCTTTTTGAAAACTTAATACTTTTTTCCATGTTTTTTCTCACGTGTCTTATTGTATTGCATTTTTAACTCGATATGTTTTTCTAGGTTTATTCCGTAAAATTCGCACATATCCATTAGCCTAATAACGGCATCTGCTATTTCGTCTTGAATCGTATCTTTAACGTACTTTTTAAAACAAGTGGCGTAATCATATTTCTCACTAATTAAAACCTCGTTAAAAGCTTTCATATCACACCATTCATTATTTCTATGTGCCTCTATTGCTCCCCCTAATTCAGATACAACTAGCATTAAATCATTCCCGAAATTGTGAGGTTGGTCGTAAAATCCTTTGCTTACTGCATTCTTGTGGATCTCTTTTTGTAACTCTTTAATCATTTTACTTCTATTATATTTACGTTAATTATTCCGTGTTTTAAATCAGCTATCGTGCTGAAAGCCTTTTTTGATAAGTCTAAGGTTATTGTTTTAAAACCACCTCTATCCGTTACTGTAACGATTACCGACTTGTTATTTTCAGTATTGGTCACTTTTAATTTAGTTCCTAACTTGTGAGTGTTTGAGGCACACGTTAATTTATTCTTATCGTAAATTACACCGCTTGCTGTTTTACGCCCGTGGAACGCATCACTGTAATACGAAGCTTTAAAAGAACAAAGGCAAAAGAAACACATTGCTACTATTATTGTTTTCATACGTTTTTATTTGATAGTTGTCTAATATAATCATAATAAAAGTCTATTGCTAGTTTACAACGATCTTCTATTTGTTTCTCAATCTCTAAGTCTCTTTCAATTGATAGCATGGTTACACGTGCAAAAGGGTCTATATGTTCTACTT